ACAGCGCCAGCGTCAAGCCTGCGGAAGCCACCTGGTGTCCTGTAGGACGGTAGTTGTCCTTCGTCTGCCATGCGTTGGACGGTCGACTGGCTCAGGTCGAGGACCTCGGCTGCCTGTCGCGTCGAATACGTGTTTGTGTCGCTCATTGCTTCCTCTCAAATAGGAAACGGGCCACGCTGTTGCGTGGCCCGTTCGGTGCCTAGTAGATCCGTCGAACCTCGAACCAGATGCAGCCTCCGACGCCTGTCTTCAGGAGCTCGTCGCCTGCCTCCTGCGCCTCGTCGTAGTGCTCAAATCCGATCGCCGAGTTGTCAGGGTAGGACAGGACGGTCATTCTGACGTGGCCGCGCTTGCTGAGGTGCTTGTAGAAGATGTAGTACATGTGTTTCCCCTTTGGTCTGGCCGGTCCTTGTGACCGACCTAGACACTAGCCTATCAAATTACTCATTGTTGTCAACACTGTCAGGGGCGCCGATGCCATACTGCCGTGTCAGTGGTGTCAGCCATGCCAGGGCGACGGTGGTGAATGCGCCGAGCAGGCTGGCTGGTAACGGGTCTAGATGCATTGGCAGCTCGGTGCTGGCCCACGCAATCAGGGCGCCAATAAGTAGCAGCATCAGGTGCCTGGCTTCCGGCGACAGTTTGTCGAGCATCATGGTCCTTCCATGTGGTGCCTTAGGTGCTCGTCTTGGTTGCGCTCTAGCCTGTCGAGTCGCGACTCAATCCTCAGCAGCAGGTCGTACTGTGATTTACCACCGTTCGGTCGCTGTGCTTTCGATTGACCACGTATGACGAGTGCGACAAGCCCAAGGACTGCCACGAGCAGGCCGATGACGGTGGTAAACATTTCTGTCATGGCTTCGGCGCTGCTGCTTTCTTTGCCGGCGCTTTCTTGGCTGCTGTTTTCTTCGCTGGCACCAGCTCGACCGGCTCGGCCTGTGGCATGTCGAGGATCGGCAATGGGAAGGGGCGCCCGTCGTGCTTACCTGCATCGCTAAAACTGATGTGAATGTGATGAGCGTGTCCGAGGCTAGGGGCGCTGCGCCACACCCATCGTTGGTCTGAATAGGTGCCGCTTGCTACCCGACCCTCATAGACGACGTTTTTTATACGGTTGTCGCCTGACTTGCGTACGTACTCGATGAGTTGGTCGGCGAACTTGTGCGCTGGCCAGCCGTCCTCATCAAGGTCGAGTGCCATGACGTAGCCAGACTTGTCAGGGTTGTGGTCAGAGACACGGCGCTTGTGTGCCTGGTCGCCTATCGTGCCGTCGCTCGACTTGTCACGCTTTGGGTAGCGAGTGTTTACCTGCTTAAGTAGCGTGTCGGCTGCTGCAGCCAGTTTCCATGTCACGGCGCCACCTCGGGCCCTGATGGTGGAACGAAAACGTCAAGCGTCGGGTCGTAGCTGTATCCCTTACCCGCGTAGCATTCACGGAACGAACCCGAGTAGGACGTTTGTAGCCAATGGCCTTGCAACGCTAAACAGTCCGGGTGTGGCCCGTTAATGAAGGCTTGGCCGATGGGTTCGGATGCCGGGAAGGTTCCCCCGCCACAGTCAGCGTTCGATATGACGATGACCTCGCGGACGATGTTCCCTGAGTCGATCAAAGCGAAATGTGCCATCAGACTGCCACCCTAACTGTCACTAGTCCACTACCGCCCTGGGCAGGTTGAAGGGCCGTCGATTGGTAACCGCCGCCCCCTCCGCCGCCCGTGTTCGTTCCGCCATTGGTTCCTATTCCGGTGGTCGAACCTCCGCCGCCGCCGCCTGCACCGCCTGCACCCGGTGTTCCTGAACTTCGAGCACCACCGCCACCACCCGAGCACGTGAACGTACCGGGTGAATATCCGCCGGTCGGTGTCGTGCCAACAAACGTTGTCCCATAGCCTGCACCTCCGGCGCCACCGACGGAGGTTGTACCCACAGCACCGACGGCCGAACCGCCGCCGCCGCCTCCGCCGCCACCGGTCGCGCCTGCGGTCGTTGAACCCGTACCGCCCGCGTTTCCTTGCCCAGGTACTGCGCTACCTCCCGGTTGTCCGGTCGTGTTGTTATTTGAGCCTCCACCACCGGACCCACCAAATGCGCCGTTGACGTAGGAGGTCATGGTGGCGTAGCCAAAACCCATTCCGCCGCCCATGGCTACCATTGACGCTAATTGTGAGGCGCCACCGCCTGCCATCGTCCACCGAGCACCGCCACCGCCGACGGTCACCGTGTGGGTTCCGACCGGAAGGTAAACCGTTGTTACGCCTCCACCGAAAATACCGCCGCCGCCTCCGCCGCCCGCGTTAACAGCGTTAGCACCCGTGTCGCCACCACACCCGCCGCCGCCACCAACGATGAGGACGTCCGCAAACCCGGCCGTGGTGACCGTCAAAGTTCCTGACGCAATGAAAGTCTTGTATGCGTAGCCCGTGAGTGTGCCTGTTGGGGTGTCGGAGAACACGGCAGCTCCGACACCACTAGCGAAAGGGATAAATACCCACGTATTCGTCCCAGTCTTAATCAAGTTGGCGCCCTTGTACTGGGTCAGTGTTAGCGGGCTGCCGTTGATGGTGACACCGACAGCACCAGCGACTGTGACAGTGCCAGCGCCGACGTTCAGCAGTCGTAGTTGTGTGCCGGCTGGCCATGCCACCGTCGCTTCGAGCGGCAGTGTGACTGCTACGGCGCTTGCGTTGGACAACGTGACGAGCTTCGTGAAGTCGGTCAGGACGAAACTGTAGGTAGTTCCTGTTTGTGCGTTCTGTGTCATGGCTAGTAGCGGTATATAGCCGTCGACGTATTGTGCTATCTCCAAGCTCTTCGCCGGATACGCCGACACCAGGTCGCTTGATAGTACGTACGGGAGTCCCATGACTTAATCCTTTCAGTTAGGCGACTAGGTCGGCTGCAGTGACTACGTTGTACCACTGCACAGTCAGGTCGACACCGGCCCAAGTTAGGACGGCGCTTATCTCATTCCATCGGACTACTTGGTATGAAAACCTCGGGTCAGACAGGCTTAGGACCAGCCTGTGCTGACCGGGGGTGTATGTCTCGGCCCATCCCTCGCACACTCCAACGAAATCGTCTATCGGTGCTGGCTGGGGTAGCAGGTTGATGCCGACTTTGCTGCCACTGATGACGTCGAGCAGGCTGCCACGTAGTGGGTCGGTAAGTGTCTCGACAAGGACCTCGACCGATTGCACGGCATAGCGTGGCTCGGACTGGGTGCGGATAATGTCCGAGGCTCGCGACAGCGCGTCGGTCGCTTCGTGCAGTTGCGTCGACAAGGTGAACGCTCGACGGCCGTGCGTGATGATTGACGCTGGGTCTGTGTCGTTCTGTGATTGGTTCTGACTGGCGCCATATATGACTGTGACGTCGTTCAGGATTGTCTGTGAAGTGTTGCGCCAGACAGGTGACCAGGCGACTGCAATGTGTGGCAGCTCGACGGTGAGTGGCGCCGTGTCGACTCGGTCGTAAACGTCTGCCCAAATGTATGGGATATCCGGCCACGTGTCGGTGGGGTCCAAGTCTGCCCAATGCGCTGGGTTGTAGCCGTAGCCTCGACGGCTGTACGACTCCCACAGCACAGCGCCGTCGGGTAGGTCGCACAAGGTGCCACCTGTCTGGGTGCCTAGTGCTGTGAGCAGATCTAGCGCCGAGTAGCCACCGTCAAGGGCCGCTAGTGCTTCTTGTGTCATGAGTGGGTCGCTGTTGTTTGTATAGGACACGGCTGCATCGGTGAGGATGTTCTCGACCCGGTCGTTGAGTAGTTCTTGTGCGTAGCCTGCTGCGCCGACGTATTTCAGGCCGAGCAGGCTGAGGTTACCTATGAGTGTGACGTCGAGGCGCGCCACGTAGCAGGTATCACCGACACCGAGCGTTGGGCCGTTTGGGTTGTAGTCGTGGCTAAGGATCGTGTCGGTTACTCGACCAGTGAAGCGCGTGACGCCGTACGACTCAACCTCGACAATGTCACTGATTTCTACTGGGATCGACAGGAAACCAATGAGCGTCATTGTGGCGTCGCTTGGTGCTGGCGCAGCTGTGATGTCGTTACGACCGTGGGTGACAGTGATCCGGTACTCGACACCGTCAAGGTCGAGGGCGACACCGTTCACTAGGACTGTTGGGATCATCCGAGCACCGGCGTGGTCGCAGGGGCGCCAGTTGTGAATCCGGCTCGACTGTTGCTGTTGGCTATCAGTCGCTGTAGTGCCTGGGCGATCTGCTGCTCGGACACGGTCACTGCTTGTGCTGCTATCTCGGCTGCGCGCTCGGCTGCTGCTGCAGTCTTGGCGGCCTGTGCTGCTGCCACTGCCTCAGCTACTGCCTGGGCGATTTCTGCCTTGATGTTTACGCCGATGCCTTTGCCGATCGTCTTGCCTATTTTCTTCAGACGGTCCTGCTCGAGCAGTAGTTGCTCAATCGTGCCGTCGACAAAGTCGGTTGCCGAGTCGATACCTGCGGTTAAGAACTCGGGGACCATTGCCTGTGACACTGTGGTCGCTGTAGCGATCACGTCCACTAGTCGGTCGCTGAACGTCTGCACGAGCCCTTTGTCGATCATTTCCTGTGCGAGTGCCCCGCCGGCTGCAGGACCTAGGGCCGCTATCTGGTCGACTAGCCGCTGGTCTGCGCCGCTGGCCTTAATTGAGGACAGGACGTTGCCGAACCATGCCGCCTCGGCTATCTGCCTATCGAATGCTTCTAAGGTCGAGATCCCAAGGTCGGCACCTGTCTGCTGTGCAGCGCCAAGGTCGATACCACCGAGCAATTGGCTGGCTAGCGTGCTCGAGTAGTCCTGTGCTGCTGCGGTCGCGCGCTCTAAGTCTGTGACCTGACTGTCAAGAGTCGTCTGCAGTTTCTCGACCACGCCACGTTGCAGGTCGAAGGCTGTCGTAAGCAGGTCGGTTTCCTTTGACGCGCCACCGGTCGCGCTGGCTGTGCTGTTGAGGCTGGCGAAATACTTGTCTAGGTTGCCACCTGTGGTCGACACGACTGCACCGCTAGCCGCTGCGATCGCGTTCCATCTTGTGGTCGCTGCAGTATTTCGGTCGACCTCAGGTGTGCCCTTCCCCATCGCCATGGCTGTACGGCTGACCCCGCCGTACGCCTCGTTGGCTGCGCCCGTTAACGCGTCGTAGCCACCGACCAGCGACAGAAGGGCATTTAGGTACGGGCCCACTGTTGGCAGGCCTGACACGAATGTGCTGATGAGGTAACTGTTGCTGTCGGCTGTTTCACGTATGAGCGTGCTCAGGTCGTCCCAGTTCGGGTCGTCAAGGAAACGTTTGCCGGCCTTTGATGCTTTGTCGGCTGACGTAACCATGCCAGCTAGTTCGACGACAAGGTCACCGACTGCAGCACCGACGTCCTGCAGCGCAGGTTGCAGGTCCTGCATTGCGGTCATGAGGTCGCCAGTTTTACCTTCAGTTTTGCCGAGGGCGCCGAGGAAACCTGCGCCGAACGACTCCTGCAGTTCGCCGAAGCCAACGGCTAGGCGGTCCAATTGGCCCTGGTATGTGCTGGCTGCTGTTTGAGCCTGACCCCCGAAGGTGCGCGCTAGATCCTTCGTAATTGTGTCCATGTTGCCAGTCGCCAGCACAGCCTTGTCGATACCGGCGCCGAGCCTGCTTAGTCCTGTTGTGTTGCCGTCGTATGCCTTGCCGAGTGCCTGCACGACCGTTTCTAATGACTTTCCACTACCGGCGCTGATGTCCATTGCCAGTCGTAGCGTGCTTGTAGCCTGCTCGGTGTCGCCGATAGATCGCACTAGACGGTCGTACGCCGGTCGTAGCGCGTCGTCGGCTACGCCTGACTCACGCTGTAGCGCGTCGATCATTGCCTCGACCTCGGTCGTGTCGTGCGCTAATCCGAGGTTGTCGAGGGTTGT